CAACCGGAGCGCCACCACTTGCAATGGTCACATCTATTTCATGGTCTGCATTTTCAACAGCCGTTACACCGGAGCCGATAAAGTTCAGTTTTGTTACTGCCGTGTCCAGGCTGGTGCTATCGTCCTCGACCTCAAGGGCTGAGCCACCTGCCCCGGCATTATCGTCAACATACTTCTTAGTAGCTGGCTCATAATCCGCATCAGGCGTGAAGGGCGTGGTATTGTCCAGTTCAAGGACATTTGTGCTGTCTGCCTTGTCGGTATAAACCTCGTCAAAATTACTGTTGATCGTGCTTGCCATGCCTGATGGCGTTGCGCTGTTCTGACCTGATGCAGTATCAAGCGTTATCTGTGCCGCATTTAAGCTACTCGCATAAAGCAACACCATTAAAACTATTATTTTTTTCATTTTACATACCCCTTTAAATACAGCTAAAAAACGCTTGAACATCTGTAAGTTCTGATCCGGTAAGTACCTCTGAATACAGAGCAAGCCCAACATCATCACAGAAAAACACAGACGCTTTCCCACTCACATAAGCGACTATCTCAGCCTGAGTTTTTGCCTGTGCGACCCCACCACTGAAGAAGAATGGCCCTTCAAGAGCATCTGCCGTTACAAGAGCAGACTCCTCCCGCATTGTGTAGGTAGCATTGGTTGTGTCCCAATCATTCGTTAGGGTGTCGCCGTTTGCGGTAATAAGAATTGGGAAATCGCCAGGAGATTTGTATCTGTCTCTCCGGTAAAATCCCCACTCACCGTCAGGATCTCCCCATTCTGCGTCAGAATCTGCCCACTCAACTGTCGCACCGTCTTGTAGTGAGCCTGAAGCCCAAAGGAGAAGTTTGTCACTTACAGGAATTCCTCCCCCAAGTAACGCCCCATCAACCCCCCAGGAAAGCGCAGAGATTACAGGACAGCGTATTGGTGAAATTATAGACATAATTACCCCTCGATGTAATCAACACCTACTGTGCCTGTCGTTTCGTACTTTATGAATTGGTATGTGCCTGGTTGAACGATTAATGCTGAGGTTCTGACTCCGGTTAAAACTACCTGGACAGGTGCTTTCCCAGTGTCAAAACTGGCTTTTAATGGACTCCAACTATCGTCAGAGTTTTTCTGATTTACGATTCCTACAGGTTCACTGCCTTCTGCGTCGTAACACCAGATAGATGTTGCCGTGGTCACGGTAAACTCGGTTCCGGTTGTGTCTGCTGCGGTTTTTGCTGCAATTAGCTGACTCATGTTTTCCTCCTGTTGTTTTCTTTTTCAAACGAGTCTATTCTATGTTTCTTTTATATCTTCGCGCCCTACATATCGTTCTCTCATAGGGCTAGAACCTTGTTATTCTTTTACTTAATGCTTCGGAGTATTTGATCATAAATACATGCTGTGCGACGAGTAAATATTTCTGCGCCTTATCTAGTGTGTCGAACTTTCCAGACTCAAGGAATACACTGAGTGCGATTATTTTATCAGTGAGCTCTGAATGCTCTACGATAACCCTTTCTTTATAGTCTTCCATTTCAGTTTCCTTGGTAAATCATGGCGCAGTAAATACCTGCCGTTTATGATTAGGATGCGCAGCAGGAGCACCGAACTTACGGACAGCGGTGCAAACACACCACGCTATCCAGCGCCACATACCATCCTCAACACATAATCTCCTGAGTAATTTATCAGCGGCTTTACGCATGTCGCGAGGGATCTGTTCAAGTCTGATCATCTGGTATAAGATGTCATGGAACAAACTTCCCCGCATAATTGAACGGACATCAGGGAAACTTGAAGCACCATCCCAACTATACCCAACCTTGGCTGTGAGGGTACCGTCTGGCGTGAGGCTGTAAAATCCAGCATCCACAGTGTGTCCAAGTATATCTGTCTGGACACTACCTTGACGAGCTACCTGATGTTTAAAGCCTTTCTGGTATTGTATTGAATCGAATTCTAAGCTCATTTTTTAGTACACCAACCTAGCTACTTTTGATCGACACGACCGCTCAACAAGTACAGCAATTCCACGACCATATACGTCTGATTGTTTTACGAGCAACCCTCCGCTCTCATACCTATGTCCGTTGTGGCTTATAGAGATATCAACGCACCCGTCGATTTGTACCCGCAAGGGAGATGGGTATTCGCTCATTTTCTTTGCCCCATACCATGTGCTACGATCCCCGTTGGTAAAGCCACTATGCGTCATCTGTTCTACAGTTCCGTTTGTCGGGGGCGGGTCATGTTCGTCCGGGGCCCCCTGAATGATAGACTTATAGATACTGTCGTTGGTTTCAACTGTTAGATTGGCGTTACCGTAAAACTCTGCATTACGACCAGCAGACCAGATTTCTTGCCCGTTGCCGTACACTTGTTTAAAGGTAAGTTGCTCGTCATTAACTTGTGCATTTAGGATATTGCCTGTAAGCGAAGCGTGAGGCATTAAAATAGCATGTCCAGGGACTACTTCATCGCTTGTCCCCCAATAGTAATTCGTGAGCAACTTGGTAGGTTTTTCTATTACCGGAGGCGGTTCGGGATCTGGCTTGCCTGGATTCCACCCCATGCCGATTGTTCCGAGTGCTATAAGCAGTAATCCTATGGTTCTCATGGCGCAGCCACAAGTGGAACTTCAAGCTCACCCTTAGCGTCTGTGGTAGCTGTAGATTCTTCCTGGTTCTCTGCTTTCTCAACCAAAGCATCTATATCCAACTCAACCCACGCATCGTCGCAGGCATCAACGGTAATTTTGAAAGTTCTTGAATGGTCTGTGCAGGCGTTAAGCATGAAAAGCAGTGCAAGGCCAGAAAATATAGTGGTTAGTTTTCCCATGGTGTGGTCCCTCTTCTATTACCTACAAACGAAAAAACCCGATAACAAAGCGCAATTGCTTCATTATCGGGTTCAATTCCTCTGCCCCCTTGCGGGAGTGGTTTTGATGGCCGATACATCTACTTCTATTTAGTTTTTTCGTGGAACTTCTTGCTTAATGTCTATAATTATACCACACTATCGCAGTGTTATAAATACTTTTTTAGACAGTTTACCACCTATTCATTCACAGCATACTTTGAATATCCGATACTTCTTCTTACCGGATGGTCAGTATCACCAGAGATTGCATCCTTTATTCCTGTTACAATTCTCTCGACAGGTTTTGTCGGTGCTCCTGTCCCATACCCCAGTAGATGCACTATATCCATAGCAGTCCTGCCAAGGTACTCTTCCTGGCTAAGCATATCAGTTCCACCCTCTGCCCACTTCTTTGCATCCCCAACAAGTTTCTTGGAGGTGTCATAGGTCTGCATAAATGGGGAATACTGGTCGCTGTAAAACCCGTTCCCGTCAGCAGTGTTGTAATAACCCTGAACCATTGTTCTAAGAATTGGCAGACCATTGAAAGGCCCAAGTGCAAGAGCTTTTAACTGATTGTTCCAAAACCTCTCCTTATCTTCATCGTCACCATCAACCCCAAGCATTGCGTCAGCTATTGCCTGGAATGCCATGGGCAACACAACCGCAAAGATAAACAATCTCTTCGCTGAATCTTTTGGACTTTGCTTTATATTTCGAGCGGCTGTAAAAATCTGCCTTGAGTATGAAGCTGGGGCGGTCATAAACATGGTAAACAGTTTCTGAAAAGAGTTTCCACGCTGGAATCCTCCAAGATCCTTAATGTTCCCTGACTGCTGCGCCCGTTCTGTTGACTTCTCAAATTGGGTTATTGCCTCTTTTGTAGCCTGTTGCCTGTTCATCCCTGCTTTCAGATTCTTTTCAAGGTGATACTTATAGACAGCATAACCACCAACTGTGATAGCCATTTTATCGCCAAGCGCTGTCATCATCATTAACTGATCTGGAATATTCTTTGCGCCAGAGAGCGAACTACTTCCGCTCTTTCTCATCGCCTGTGCGACATCACGTTCAAAACCCTTTCTATATCTGGCCTTCATAAGAGTAGAACCCTCGCTTAACTCTTTCCAGTTTTTCACAGGATTAGCGAAAAATTCAGCAGTATATTTCACCCATTCAGCCGCTGGAATATCAGACGCATAGGCGGGAATAGAGGAAAGCTGTTTCAGGAAAACAACAGGGTTAGCACCAATCATTGCTGTGGTAACTCTTCCTCGCCACTTGTCGAGAAACTGCATATCATCGCTCTTCATCTCATCAAGTGTCTTTACAAAGTGATCCTGGAAAGAACGTATTTCCTTCAGCGTACTCCTTCCATAATGTTGCTCGATGTAGCCCTGAATCTCAGGCGAGTTAAACGTGCCGTTTATTTCCTTAGTTGGTAATGCCCACGCTTTGAAGTGCGTCATATCTGCAATGTGGCTCACCAGGACATCGTTTACACTCATTCGCTTAAATGAGTTTGTGGCATAGACTCGTTCTATAAAGCCGCCTTTTTTTGTACTCTTCTGTGAGTAGTCAAGAAAACCATCCATTGACTTGTCATCTTTTTCACCTGCCACTATACGTTTCAAAGGGACATAGTTTTTGGACTTATGGAGGTCGATACCATATATCTGCTTGTAAATTTCATTCGTGTCGTAATGGAAATCCTGGTAGAACTCCTCCACAAGATAATCTGCCCAACGCTTTACATCTTCTCCCATATACGATTCAATCTGCTTCAGTGTTTGATCAGTAACACCCATCTTCTCAAACGTTGCTTTAATTGCTGGATTGTTCTGGATACCTTTCGATATTTGATACCAGTAGGCCGATTGCAACTTTGACATTGGAACTGATTTCTTAACACCATGGCGATAGATAAAAACCTTATTATCTTCCACAACGTCAGCTTTTGCGAACACCTTTGCCAACTGTCTTCCAGGCTTTGCGTTAAACACCTCTCCAGCCTTCGCTATTACAGCATCGTTTGTATCCATGGACATTTTCTCATAATCTCTCGTTGCTGCATGGGAAATGTTTGAGAAATGTTCTACAGTTTTTGACGCAAGGGTTCCAAGCCCTGACTTCTTAGCAATTTTATCAAGTAATAACTCCCACGATTGAATCGAGTTTGAGATTGCAGACAAAGACTCTTTCACCCTGCCTTTAATCGTTTTCTCTTTTTCTTTTCTTGTCGCTATTTGTGCATCATCTTCCGGTACTGGATACTCTTCTCCTGTGATTTCCCTTGCTACCATATTCTGATTCGTCTGGTGACGCTCACGCCACATTGCCAGATTGTCACGCCATGGCATCCGACCAAGCTCAACAAGAGTACGGAGAGCGTTCTTGGCATTCAGTAAATCGTCAAAGTTTCGCCTTCTTATTCCAGAAAAAATCTGAATAAGAGTCATTTTAGACTGTGCATCATCTAATTTTTCTTGAGCTTTTTCCCTATCTTTTCCTTCTGCTGTCAAAAGCTCTTCTTGCAGATCCATAATTGATCGTTCAAGCGCAGCTTCTTCAGTCAAGACCCTCTCTTCACTGTTAAACTCCTCGATAGCTTTTCGGATAAAATCAAGTTCTCTTTCTAACTTTGCACCACGACCTTTTGCAACACCACCTTTCTTCACCTTCAACCTCTTCGGTGCATCCTCAAGGTATTTAACCAAGTCCCTTCTTAAATGATCGGTGAGTATGGTGCTGGCATGTCCAAGGAAATCATTTAGTTTCTTCTGCTGACCTTTCTCGCTCTTCACCCTTGCAATCTGTGTAAGTTTAGCCAGAAGTCTTGAACGTGGTTTTGAAGGAAGTTTATTGGCAAAGGCCGCAGCAAATTTCTGTTTCTCAACAAGAGATTTACGCTCGTCATTAATTACCCTTGAAGCGTCATTGTACGCCTGGATAATCTTTGCCTCTAATGTGTCGTTAAATTTATCCCTTGCTACAGCAGGAGTGCTTGAAACATTCAGCTTGCGAAGGATCTCTTTTATGATCTTCCTACCTGCTTCTTCGGAAGTGGTAGATGTTACGCCATCTCTTTCAGCATTGAGATTTTCTGTGTTACCCATTGCCTGGTTATCTGTTTCTGCAACGGAGTACCGAACGTCATCGTTCTCTTTGGAAAACTCACCACTGTTCTGCTCTGCACTTTTTAACTGATTCTTTTCAAAGGCAATAACCTGCCCACGATCTGATATGATAATACCGTCATGTCCGTTAAGTTCCATTGCACGCTTCTTAAACGCCTTAGCAGAATCGACATCGTTTACTTTTGCTTCTAGCTCGTCAGCGGTTATAACCAGTGGGTTCTCAATCCTGACAAAAAATGGATGTGTCGTTCCACCAGTTCCAGCGGAATGAGCATTCGCAATAACATCATTCCCCAAAAACACCCCAAGACCTGCCAATGGCGAACTTGCCTGATTCACTGCCCTGTCGGTATCAAATACCCATGGATAGTCTTTGTCTTGCAAAAACTGAGGGTGACTTGTGCCATGATATAAGATGTGTGGCCTACCGTTGCTGCTAATCTTACTTTTCCCAAACCATTCCTTAAAAGCTGGCTTATCGGTTATACGTCTGGCCTGGTCGAGATACTTCTTCGGCATTATCGTATTGGACTTAGAGAACTGAAAAGCCTTCACGCCATTAACCGGATTTGTTTTGTTCTGTGCGGGTGTCTTACTTAGCGACGCTTTCGCCATGCTCACAATATCATCAGGATGGAACCCAATATCAAACCCCATATCATGCAGGATGGATTTGATTTTTGCTACTATCTGCCTGTAGAGAGATTGCTTTTTATTGGCATTATCAGACAGATAATAAGCTACAATTTCAGGCATTACATCTGAAGGTTTGGTGCTTCCGGGTACTCTGTCCATTGCTCTTCGTATTGAGTCCCCTGTTGCGCCCTTTGTTGTCGAGAGCCTATCGAATGACCTGGCAATATTCTTCCAATCTTCACCCTTGAATCGTTCTTCGGTGAAAATATGACTTCCGATTTCGTGGAGAAGAACCGGATAAGCCTGAGTTTTTCTAATGTTTCCATCGACCAAATAGGCTTTTGATCCAATCTGGAATCCTTCTATCTTTCCGTCTTTGGAGTATTTGACTTCGGGTTTTTTTGTTACTGAAAGAGGTGTTTGGAGCTTCCACGCATCTGAGCTGATATCTGCTTCTTGTGCTTGCGTAAGGACTTTATCTCGGAGGGTGTCAAGAGAAGAGGATCTGAGGATTGTTCTTGCCTGTTTTTCGGTAAGAGCTTCAAGGATTCCTGCTGTGTCGAATTCTCTGATGAATTTTTCTGTCGCAGTGCGTCCATATCGCTCCTCTATCCTTTTTATTGTTTCAGGCTTCACTGATATTTTAGCAGCATACATGCCCTGTGTCAAGGCAGAAACAAACACGACATTCCCGCCATTGCTTTCTATGTGATACCGTAACTCATTAACCGTGCCGCCTTCACCAAGCGCATCGTCAACCAGGATATAATCTCTACCGGCCTCAACCTTCCCATCAAACTTTGGAAGTATTGCAAGTCGCAATGCGCTCTTTTTCTTTGTCCTTTGCGCTCGGCTAGACTGAACGATTTCAGTATCAACCTGAAAACCAGCATCACCCATTGTTTCAGCCAGCTTCTGAGGGATAGCGTTCTTGCCGCTTGCTTCGACAGCATGTGGTGCAACAACTATTGCGTTTGGGAACTGCCCGTATAACTCAGTTATTACTTTTGGTTTTACAAGGTCGTTCACCATGCGGATAGCAGCCTCTACGTCTCCAGCCTTGGCAGCGTTATAGTCTGCATGGGCCTTCATTTTACTTAGCGTGGTGTGTACTTTGGCATTTGGGAAGCTGTCGGGCCATGGTTGCTTATTGTCTCGGCTAAACTTAGCCCCACCGACCACGGCAAGGATCTGTTCTGCACGAGCAGGAGGCACAATCTCCAGCAACCCACGCTTAATAAGGTTCGCTAACTTACGCTTTCCTATTGCTTCGGTTAGTTCTTCGTTTACTTTTGCTTGTTGGGCTTTGGGGAGTGGAGTCGCATTCTTCGAATATAAGGCTATTCCCTTGTCGGTTTTCTTTGTTTTTTCCGCAACAGAATCAGACTGTGTCTTAGCCTTTGGAGTGACAGATTTATTACCTGAAGGCTCGGCTTCTGTGTCTATCTTTGTGGTGGATTTCTTTGATTTAGACGACGTTTTAGACGCATCGTTAGACGACTCAGCCTCTTTGTTTCGTTGTTCCGGTCGTTTGGACTCGTCTAATTGCTTGACCGTCCCTTGGTCTTTAGACGTTGCAACCTCTTCCGGTGATCCCTCAACTTCTTTCTTACCTTCCTTCTTAGTTTCGCTTGCGACCACGGAAGAATCTGTATCACTATCCAATCGAACAGTATCAGTGCTTTCTGCCCCTTTCTGTACGTTATCATCTGCATTTTCTCCTACTAAAACAGTCTCACGCCTATCAAGAGTCCCCAAAATCAAATCACGGTACGGTTCAAACTCTGGATTTTTTTCGATGAAACTCGGCATCTCTGACTTGAGATTTGACACATCTTCTATCGTAGAGCTTTCGGTTATCTGCTTAACCATTGCATCTACTTTCTCACGGTTTGCTGATTCACCCTTTACCTTTGATGATATCACTTCGACGGAATCAAAAGCATCAGCCTCGATTAACGTACCGTCCTGCAACAGAGCGTCACCGTTTTCATTAAAGCCCATATGGGTTAATTTATCCGGGACACCACCTTTCTCAATTACAACCTCATCGCCCGGTGAAAGATCCCCAACGTTTACTTTTTCTGGTGCATGAAGTTTAAAGCCTTCTTTTTCAAGATTACTGTACTCCTGTTCTGCAACTACTTCAGGATCACTAGCCATATAACCATCGGCTACTGCCTTTAGATATTCATACGTTTCCTGCTGTTTAGGTGTAAGCTCTTTGCCCGACTGAATTTTTTGTATTAATTTTTCAAATGGTTCTTTGCTTAAACTAATATTTGTTCCATTCGCTTTGTTATACGCTTTAACTGTCTTTTGTTTGAAGAACTCAGGGAATGAAGAATAAGCTGGTGTGGTATCACCCTCTTCGTTTTGATATGGCTTTGATAACTCAGCATTCTTTACATCTGAAGCCATCTTATCCAGTGCAGCAGATAATGGGGCTCTTAATTCTTCTGGTTTCTCGCCTGGAGTGTCAGGCGAATACCCTTGGTATGCAAGAAACTCATCTCTCTCCTTATCTTTTTCCGCTGTGATCTTGTTAGATTCTTCCTGCTTCCTCTGCTCCTCTTTCTGTGCTGATAGATATTCTTTTTTATACGCTTCTTCATCCTCAGTGAGTGGCTCATTCCCCTGAAGTTTATTTATTACTGAGTTGTGAAGGTTTGCGTTTTCCTGGGCTAGAAGTTCAGGGTATGCCTGATTTGTTATCTCCTGTGCGTCATCTGCGAACAGATCCATTAACTCGTCACCCCTGGCCTCAGATTCACCAGGCTCAAATGGCGTGTATTGCTGCGGCAAAGTCGGTTCGTCCTGTCTGCCAAAAACAGTACCCAACGACTCAATAATATCATCACCCGCAGTAATAGGACGATGAACACCGTACTCTTCCAACGCACCGGACGCTATAATGGCTTTCTTAGCCTCTGGTGCTATGATGGGGTCGTTTATAATTTGATCTAATACTAGTGCGGCATTCTCTGGAGTTTCGTTTGGTAGAGCCGATAACAGGTTGTTTGCTTCTTGTAGGCCGAATGTTTGAGGTTGTGTAGAGTCGCCACCAACTCCATCAAGTAACGTGGGGTCGTTCAGGTCTATCCCGTAAGCATCTTGCCCACCGGTACCCAACGAATCCTGTGCTTTGGCAACAAACGCATTTGCTACATCTGCACCATGCGTGCCTTCAAGGATTTTCCCTATCTTGTCAATACTTTCTGTTCTTTGTTCCAACGGGACGGCAGGGTCTTCAAGTGCCTTCGCAAGCCCACTGTTTCCAATTCTTTGAGAACCAACACCGAACGCGTTCATTAGTGTGGTCATCACGAGTGTTGGGCCTACCGATTCCACAGCGGCCTCGGACTGTGAGGTTTGATACTCTGGCCTTAAAACAGAGTTGTTCGCCCCCGCTTGCCTATGAGATGTGTATGCTTCACCAGCAACCTCAAGAGGTGCCGACATAACCATATTTTTCCCGAACTGTTTGATCCCTGGTCGTAATATCCCCTTCAAAAGAGATGCGGCAGGAAGCCGACTAAAAATCAAAGATTCTATAATATTTGCTGGAGCCTCACCTTGCCACTCAGCATGTCCGGCAGATTCGGCAGCGGCCATCTTTTCATCTTGCGTCACACCTTCTCGTAGTTTTCCTTGCTTTTGCAGTTTATCAAGTTCTTCAAGGGTCTGCTGCTTTGTTGCATTATACATCACGTTAGAAGTCAATGCGGTTGCCCCTGCCACACCAGCAAGCCTACCTACGTTTGCGGTAGCTAACAACCCTGGACCAGAACCAGAGCCAACAAGTCCACCAACCGTAGCACCACCGATACCACCGATTATCCCTGGTGCCATTGTTGCAACGGAGGTCGGAAGGCTTTCTACCCCCTGGAACCAAGACCGTTTAAGCTCATCATCTCCATATACGGGAGCAGGTATGTTTTCTTTTAACTCTTTTGCCCATTCTGAAACATGCCGACCAGCTTTATCAAAGAGGCCAAGCTTTGACTCGTCCCTTGACTCCCTATCAATACCGGAGCGCATATACTCGTCGTTAGACTCAAGATAATCTCCACCAAATTCTACCGCCCCAAAGACACCACGCCCTATTGATTTGGCAGTGCCGCTAAGATATCCGGTTTCCTCGACTTCAGGTACAACAGGTGGTTTCAAGTCAGCCATCCACCTTTTACGGGCATCGCTGATTTTCGAATTGTCTACTTTCTTATACTCAGGAGAATTAGCAACAGTATCGTCAAAATGACGCTCCCTTATCTTCTTTCTCCCCTCAAGATCAAGGGCATTATATTCTGGATGGCTTTCTATCTCTTTCCATGATGGAGGCGTGGAGGTCTGTGACATTTGTTCACCAATTTGTGTGTATTTTACTTCAAATTCGCTGCTACTTTATGTACGCACTTACCTCACCATCGTTTGGGAATAAGGCAGAAAACGCTCTTGGGTTACGATCATATAGAAAGTCTCTATATGAAAGAAGAGCCTCCTTTCCACCAAGCAAATCTTTATATTCGTTGTAGTCAGACCTCGCATTGCGCTCATAACCAATCAAATCTTTTTCAGAAACATGCTTTTTGCTCTTTGCATTTAACGCATCTTTTGTTTTGTTATATGCCATAGTTGCACTATGCCTGGTATTCCGACCAGCCTCATTTGCAATGGCCCTATTCTCCACAATACCCGCCCGTCCATCATAACCAGCCTGGTTTACTGCTGTATTTATGCGTGACGTTTCGTTTCTCAAGTCAGCATTCCTCATACCTGCCCGATTATCCATCATGTTTCTGCCTGTCTGCCCCTGTTGTCGCACTCCTTCAAGGTTGAGAGCATCAGCGGCCTTTCTCCTTTCCTGACCGTATTGCACTTGTTGTGAATGTATTCGTGCGTTTCTGGCATCCCCTTTGAATCCAGNNNTGTGAATCTGGGAGTATTTCCTGCATTTTGAAAAGCAGCAGACAGTGGCCTATCCATCCTGTGACCACCGGAGAAAGGAGTCGCCCCACCAGGCTTAAATTGCCTAGCGTCAAATTGCGCTTTTTGTTGCGCCCTTGTCCCTGCTTTTCCATTTGAAGCATTACGGAATACTGATTCCATGTTGCCCATTGGCTTGTTTGATGCCCCACCATGAACCACCATATTCCCATACCCACCATCGGCCTGACTTATGGAAAGAACCCGATCGCCCTTTCCTGCTGTTAATTTCGATGGTGCATTTTTTGAGAAGAAATCGTTTAAGTTCTTGCGCGGCTCGCTGGTATTGCCACGGTTCGGGGTAAGTTTGAGAGGTGGTAGGCTCGGTTTTGATGTCTCATCAGACAACATTGGAGTTGGCCGCATAGAAAATGGAGATGAGCTACCCTGTGGGAGTGGCTTCGCTGCGTTCCTTGGTGGCTGTCTCTTTTGCCGCCTTGTCTCTTTTTGGTTTTTATAATCTTGGCCTAGCCTGGATTCGCCCACAAAACTTCCAATAGTCCTCGGAACAACCGTTGCCGTTTTGAACGCTTTTTTACCAAAGGCACCAACAGCCTTGGGGATGTTGGGTTGTTTATCCTGTGCTTTCTGTAGAGGACTGTTCGGATTGTCAAACACTTTTACTCTGTCTTTGCTTTTAGGCCATGCCATTGTGATACTCCTAATTAAATTGAAAAAGTGCCTTCTTTGTCCTAGACATAAATAAAGCCGAAATCAAATGTATATCCGTATGTGTCTAAGGTGTAAATCGACTCTGCACTAGTGTCTTGTTTAGAAACATCAGAGTCTCGTAAATCTTGTTGTATGTCTGTTATAACTTCCAGTAAATATTCTTCAAGGTCAAGCATCCTATATGGATTAATATTGTCTGAAGTATGCCTTGCAGAGTGTATATCCCAATATACTTTTGATTCTGGATCTTCTGGATCTGCTAAGGTTGTGAAATATTCAGGAACAAAGACATAGATAACTATGCCTGTTGTGGTGCTGTAGTTTTTCGGGATGGCATCGCCAACGCCATATTCCACCTTATTGCAAAAGACCCTACTTGGTGCCGTGGAATCCTCCACAGTGAAATACGCTGTCTTAGAATCCTGATTTTCGCAAAAATTGACTAGTGTACTGAAATTTGTCGCACCATCATATTCTTCTTCACCTTCTACGTTGAACGTCTCAGGATCTAACATCTTGAAAATGCTCTCATAATTGTTCAGCGTAGAACCAAACTTCCTAACAGACTTTATTGACCACCCACCATGTTCAGCTATAAATTCCAGACAATCCGCATCACATGGAATCCCATACTCTTCAGGGTCCACCTCTAAACCACAAGGGAAACAGCCATCAAGGGTGTTGAAGTCTGTAGGGCCGCTATAGTAGACAGCATCAATGACCACCTCATCTGAGAGATTGAAACAATCAAGATCAGTGCATAACGGAAAAGAACCAGCATATGTTTCTGTAAACTCAGAAATATCTAGCACCTCAAGGGGTGTCACCAACTCTGTAGAACTGCTTAAGTTCAGTCCTGTTGTCGCCAAGTCGAACTCGTAGTATATAGCATTATCGTAAGACTCAGGTTCTGGTAGGCTATAAGCAGATTCTGATGACTTATTCCTTATCTTGTAAAGAGAAAAGAAACATGGAAAGTCATTTTCAGAATCAGGAGAGGAATAAGAATCACCGAGTAGCAAGCCCTTATATTCTTCTCCCATCACCTCTGGTGTCTGGCCAACCGATGTCACAATTAAGTCGCAGTTATAAACCCTGGTAACGTCAGGCCCGCTAGGATCTACCGATGCCCGATATGTGAAATCACCATAAAACGGGCCGTTATCGTCAAGGTTATTCCAGTGAGTCATTACAAACTCAGCCTCTGGATCACCACCCTCGCAAGGGCAATGTATGGAACGCCAATACGATTGGTCATCCGTATCGCCTCCAGGTACTTCCGATATCATGTGCCTGAACTTATAAGTGTTCGCATCACAGTCAGACTCTTCGATATACTCATGGATTTGCATGTCTATAGCATCATGGTAGCTACTCCCGTAAGTCTCTTGCCTACACACTTCGTAAGCATTTACAGGATCGTTTAGGTCGCCTTTTATGTAAAATTCATCTTGGTTGTGATTGGTTGCCTCGTAAAGCTCGATATAAGAATTTGCGAGAAGTATTTGTTCTTCATCCGTACCAGTAGCCGCAGAGTCGTAGACAGTGTTACTTGCCACATCAACATCAAGCAGAATTGTCCCCGCACCTGGAACAAAACCTTTCGCTCTGTTGATATCTGTTTGTTCAGGATCTACAGTGCTAAAATCTAACCCCCACACGATTATCCTGTCCATAGCAGGAACGGCAGTCTGTGTCCCGGGGTTCACTATTCTGGAGATGTATTTAACCGGATAAATGTCGTATTGTTCTTCCACAACAACCGGAACGATAGGAGTCTCAGGGAAATAAATCTCTATTCTCGATACCCCGTAATTGAAAGACGTTTTAATTACAGCACCATTCGACAAAACAAGGCTATTGCTTCCGGTTTGCAATTTGCGAAAACTTAGCCCTGTTATCAAATCGTTCAGCCGTTTTCCCCCAACATGGGCAAGGGTTCTTGCTTTTGTTTTGTCGCCAAAAAAATACGGACGAACGGGAATTTTAGGGGCTACTTTGTGGAATTTAAAGGCCATTAACTATCCCTGTTACGATTCGTCGTAATCGTGACTTTCAGAAAGATTTTCAGTGTGTGTCCACCCCTCTCGTCTTGATTCAGTTGCTGAGTAGTCATTTGACATACTGGCACTGATAGCCCCAAGTGCAGAAGCAACCGCCTGGGCTGAAATATTCGAGACAGCTTCAGCCACTTTCTCAGTCAGTTGCGCTTTACTTTGATACGCGGAGAGATTAATCTTTTCTTCTTCTATAGCGCTGATGATTTCCAGGCGAACACCTTCCATCTTCACCTTAATTTCTTCAACTAAAGCGCCATACTCAGTCGCTACAGCCTGAACTTCTGCCGAATAAACATCGACCTCACCTTTACGGGCATCAACTAACCCCCTATTCTTCTCGACTATAGCGTTTATCTGCGCTTCAAAGACCTGCGCCTGTCCAAGATACACCTTGGTATTCCCGTCATTATAGCTGGCTATACCTTCGATTTTAGCCTTTAAAGACTCCATCCTTATCTTGACACCATCCCACTTGGCAAGATACGCCTTAATGTTTGCATCATAAACTTGGATGAGATATTCTTTAGTTGCCTTCTTTGCCTCAAGCCCTCTTGTCTCCGATGCGTCATATGTTGAACGAAGCACCTTTTCAAGTTCTGCCCCAGTAGTAATAGCAAACCGTGTGTTTTCGGTAGCCATCTCAAAATCTTTTACTGTAATATTGTTCAGCGCGTCCTGGTCTTTCCCAATAATGTCTGAGGCAATATCTCTTTGGAACGCTGCAATCTGGCCTGAAGGGAGGTTAAACCCTCTCGCCCCGACAGCATCGAGGCCACGCCTGTATTCACGGTCTTGATTTGTTTTTCTTGCATATTGCTCTCTTGCAATAATAATTGCGTGTACCGAACCAGACAGGCCAGTACCACCATTCAGGATGTCACTGTGAACTTTGGTAAACAATGCTTGCCACATTTCGGAGCTATACTCCGTAGCAGACCAATCAAAGTTGCCGTCAATCTCATCGGGAGCGCTTGGTGTAACAAAACTGAAATCCATGTCCCCGTAATCCATAAAAATTGGGGCAAGTGGAAGGTCGGCAGGCCAGTTGTCGTCAAGGCCGAGCTCACCAAAAGACGGCCTTGCTGGAAAGGTAGGGCCGTCAATTGTAGGGACAGTGGTGTCTATTTCCGATATCTCAGGATTGTAAGTCCCTACAACAGCATTTAGGTTTTCTATACCAGTTGAAAGCGATACTCGCATTTCGTCTGCAAAAGTACGAGTATATGCAATTGTATTCTCAATCTCATTGCGCATACTGGAAGTGCTTACGTTACTACCATCTATATTCACGAACGGATTGCTCATATCACTAACCTCTCATTCCAAGCGACCGGACGATAAACAAGCCGCTCATGTTATCTATTCTGAACCTTTTTGTAGAAGATATCTTTATCTTCCAGTAACGACCAAACCCATCACGACCAATTGACCGTCTTATTTCCTGTAGTCCGGTTTTATTAAGATCCACCGTGTAATCACGCCAAACCTTGTCGTCTCCCATAACAGAGACTGTGAAACTCTCATCCGCATCAACACCGATATAAACAAAGCGTAACCGTTTAAGGTTATCTAGCCCGTAATCACTCGATGCAAGAGTAAATGATCGTTCAAAGTCAACCCCGTTATCCTGCTCTCCTGTATTTAGAAGAAAAATCCCCTCCTCATTGCCACCATACTGAAAAGTACCTGTGCTTAATAGAGAAGTGAAAGAGTGTGACAAAGCAGTCGCAGCCTTACTTCCAGCACTTCCAATAGCTGTTTGCACTGCTAACATTATGACCACCTTGTCGAATCGTGTGAAGGCATGGAGCAATCGTTTTGCAGTTTCTTCATTGAAACAACATTGCCAATACCAATTGAGGCGCTTATATCAATGTCTGAAGCAGATGCAATATCCACCAGACAACCAAAACCTAACCCTGCTGAGACTTCATGCCCAGGGATAGTCTCGATTTCAACACCAGCACCAAAACCAAGGGCTGCTATTAATTCATACACCTGTGGAATGTTGATGTCTGTTGACGCTCCGAACCCTAATGAGGCGATAATTCCTGCATACTTGGTGGCAGATGCCTCGACAACCGCACCAAAACCGATACCAACCGCAACAGAATCTATGCGCTTCGTGTCGATTATGACATCACTACTAAAACCTATATCTGAACCTATCTGTAATGGCTGGTTAGCAGAACCTTCAGCCAAACATCCAAAACCGAAAGAGCCTGATATCTCAATAGGAGGGCCACTATCGTCAAATCTTTCAGTTGGTGGGGTGAATGCTTCAGTGTATCTGGCAACGCCAACAGAAAGGCGCATCATATCGTAGTAACCTAGCGCCTCGTCACCGTAAGAACCGGCCTTTGCAAAGGAACAAAGTTCAGATACGTCATCTACGGTCAGACCTGACAGGTCGCTGGTGGCTACAATTGCACCACCAACAAACAGGTTAAAGACATCGCCATATCTAACTGCTGCTATATGAGTCCAAACGCCAGAAGGAACAGAACCACCTGAGACATCAAGTTGTGTGCCCCCAGAGTGTCCGATCCTTACATTTATACTATTGTCACCAGATAGGAACCATGCTGCAACGCTCGTATTGACAAGGCTGTTATTACATTGCCCAAAAATTGCGCCTAAAGCAGTTTCTTCGGTTCGATTTATCCACAACTCCCAAGTCCAATCGTCTGAACCAAGCGTAAAATCTGCATGGTCAGTTGTGTATATACCATTGCTCCCGAGTATCGAGGTCGTTCCGACAACACTTTCAACATTTGTATTGATACAGCTATTGATATATAAGGTATGAGCAGACGCTGATTCATCTGTAATGTCAGTGGAGTCATGTATGTCGTTAGCCTGAACTAACAGCTTTACAAATGAGTCAAGACCAGCCATCGTTTACACCCCTGCAACAGTAACCGAAACATCAGACACTTCAGAATACACATCGGTAACGATACTTGTGCCATTAACCATATTCAGATCACCACCAGAAGTAGCTACAACACCGTCCATCCTGACAGCAGTGGTACTAGCGCCTGTGGTTTTATCGTTTGAGTACCATCTTGCCCAACCAGCGGTATTGTCAGACAAACCAGCACCCTTCCAAACCTCAAGGGCAGGATCGTTTACTGCATCAATGGCACGTTTCAAGGTCGTGCCATCCATCACACCAAGGTTGATCCCATTTGTTGCCACTCCACCAACGAAAGCGTCCCCATTCAGTGTGATAGACAGAATAGGTATGCCACCCTCCGTTTCGTCAGCACCGCCTGCTGGCCTTGTTCCTGCAAAGATATCAATCGTACTATTTGTTAACAGTTCGGCCATAGAACCATAGGTTCCAGACTTTTGTAAAAGACCTTTCTGCATTCCTGAGCTTAGATTCCAAGACATTGTTATTCCTCATCCTTGTAATATTGTGGTTTCGTCAACCACCATGATTGAACCGGATTGTTTCTTACAATCAGGCATTGTTAAAACCTTGTCGATTAGATTTATTGCTGTTCCATCTGGTAATCCTATTACTGGTCCATTTACTGTGGCAAAGAGGCAGGAAAGCCCAAACGATTCCAACCCAAATAAAGAAGGGTCAACTAGATTGTGTTCTTTGCCCCATTCGATAACTGGATAATTGAGAACTTTTTTACAGATCCATTCTTTAGGGTTTACGCCTGAAAGATAATAGACAGCCTTTGTATCAGAGATATACACGCCAGTTTGAACAGCACAGATCATTATAATCTTGCCCTCCATCCGTACCCTGCTGCCTGCTTCGTCAACCAAACCAATAAGGCCATGTTCGGAATAGAACAGTTCATCGTCTTTCGATAAGAGCGCTCTGCCTGACAGAAAATCAATATGATCCCCAACAGGAGGTTTAACCATCTCTATTGTACTGTCTGGCCCTGTCCAATCTTGACTGTCCCATGCCCTAGAGACATCGTTTTCCAAGACTCCATTCTGGTGTCCGTTGCAATACAAGACACGATTGGCAACCATCACAAAATCCATCCTGGAATTTAATGATAAGCCAGAAATAATCCCGTATAGCTCAAGTGTCCCGTCTGCGTTTGGCACCGCCTTAAACAAGGCGCTGTCTTCTGTTCGCTCTTCAACAACGTAAAAGCTGCCATCACCCAAACCAAAGAAGGAGTGGAAAGATCCAGTTTGTACCTTTTGAGTCCCACGCCTGGTAACAATTTCACCAGTTCTGCCTATCAAGACATCAATAGCTTCCTCAAGTGCCGCAACACCTGTTTTTGGGTCGTATGGTAGCCTATGGGGTACAATCTTATTATTGACCCCCAAAGCTCCGCTGTAGAGCAATCGTTTCATTAGTAGCCAAATGCCGTGAAATACATAACGCCAGTGATTACTGGGGTCATTGTTACAGTGCCACCCGATGTAGTAACCGCAAGGGCAGGACTTGGATTGATTTGGATTGAATCAACAGTGGTAAGGCCACAATCAAATGTCGCCTCAGTGGTAGCCGTTGATGTAATTGTACCGCACGTCATTCGCATGTTTCCGACTACATTGTCTGTTTTTGTGGTAACTGAGATTGCCATATTATTTACTCCTTAAATTGAAAATTCATTGTCAACCGGAATGTATTCATCTGGCTGGTCTTTGAGTATTGCACTATGGAGGTCAGTCAGTGCAGCCCCGTACATAGCAGAATGTTTCCTGTAGTTTGCATCGTTACCACCTGATTGATCCTGCTCGATGATTCCGAACAGTTCCATACAGGCGTAATTGAAAAGGATTCTGTATTGAAGGTGAACAGGAACACCATCAGGGGTGTCATCATCGTTCACCATATCAACGGGGAGTCTGAACCCATGTATAGTCAGATCCTTTACCGTTGAAGGGGAGCCAGCATAATGTATCGTGTTTCCAACAACGCAAAACGCGGTTACATTTGATCCTGGCTGGTATTCAAACTTTTTCCTGAAGAGAAACAGAGAGTCGTAACTTGCTATCTGCTCTCCATTCTCATTAAAACCGTAGAAAGCATCTCTGTGATAAGTTCCAGGCATAGCAACAGAGCTTTCGCCCACTTCAGTGCTCACCGTAAAATCATCAGACAACAAAGGGAGTGCCGGGAGAGTCGGAACGTCATACCCTCTCGTTGCTCCTCCAGCTACTTCGAGTTGCCCACGGTTCAGAGTAGCTATAATCTCAGCATCAGTAATTGAATCGTCCTGAATGCAAAGTGTTACTGCTGCGACGAGTGTTTCTAATGTTTCCATTGTATTCCATGATCCCCTGCAACAATTACGCTACAGGGGATATTTTAGAATTAGCCTTATACAGTCAGGCCAGTGTGAACTGCGTGTGCCGCTCGATCAGAACAAACGAGTGCGCCCATCCAACGACAGTTAGCTGTCATGTTGTCAGGTTTTGCCTCATTGGTGATTACCCATTCAGGCTGAGTAAAGTTATACTTCTCATGCGTCTTAATGGTCAGACGCTTGGTATTGAGAGCATAAAGAGAACCAGCAGTTACAGCACCGTCAAAACCAAGAACAACACCATCATGCAAGGTGTGTTTAAAGCCAGCTTCAACCATGTCTTTATCCTTCACAAAACGCTGTTGAACCTGGAGGCGTGAATTATACGCATCCATCAACGCACGAGTAGTGATAATAAGATCAGGGTGAGCGCTTTCGGTCTGCCCAACACTTGCAGCGGCCATGATATCCTGCAAAACAGAATAGGTAATAGCCTCAGAAGTGGTGATAACATTAGGGCTCCACGATGCCATGTCAGCTTCCTGAATATTACCGTAGGCTGTGGAGGTTGTGGTGTTAAACAGATCAGGAAAACCATCAAAACCATAAGTAGCAGTCGATGCACTACGGGCAACAAAAAGCCCTGCATTCATGGTTTTACGGATAGTCTTCGAGATGTTGTTCAATTTACCGTGAATCAGTTTAACCATTGCGCGTGGTGAATCACCGTTTTGCACAAGATCGTCAAGGGTGATGCTGTTTGACGCATTGTAGCCAGACCATGCGAAGGAGGCTTGATTGAAAATATCCTTTGCAGTGGTACTGATAGTAGTGCTTGCGCCATAGGTGGAACTCTGCGACTCATCGTGTTCCAGGAACTCAACGATTCGCTTACCACCGTCAACAGTATCCTGTCCGTTTACAAGGTTCACTTCATTGGCACCGTTGCCAAGAAGACGATAGAGCATGATTGAAGGCCGAAAGATAAGATCCTCAACCTTGTTCTTTTTGAAAAAATCCAAAGTTACTGCTTCGATTTGACTTTTAGGTAATGCCATTGTGCTACTCCGTTATGTTAAGAACCAGCGCTATTCCAAGCGTCAAGCCCCGACCGAAACGATTCGGCCTTTGTGGGCGGTCTGCCTGGTTCAACTGGTTTCTCGTTTTTGATTGCCGATCCTGGTGAACTCGCAACTTTCTTCGCAGGTTCTGAACCGGATATTTCCTCTGTGACAGCTTTCTTCCCTGCTTCAAAAGACTCGTTCGCCTTAAATTGCAGGTAGGCTTGATAAGGTTCGGAGATGAACTCGTTTTCCTGTGCGATCCTGTCAAGTTCGCCCGACTTTTGCAACGTCGCAAAATCAGGGTTTACCTCATGGAAACGCTTGGTCAACTGCTCCTCATCTCTTTCGGAAAGGGTTTGATTAAATTTGCTCTCTGCCTGTTCAAGAACTTTTGACATTTGTGCTTGTGCCTGTTCCTGGACAATACTTGCGGTAAGAGCGTTAGATTCTCTTGAATATGTCTGAAAATCTATATCGCCATTTTCATACTTTGCTGCAAGCTCTGACTGAATAGCGCCATAATCCACCGCAGACTGCTGTTTGTCGCTCTGGTCACGTTGTGACACCAACTCATTTAACTGTGCTGTCTGCTGTTCAAGACGGCTGTTTAGATCACCGATTTCTTTCCCTGTTGATCCAAGTTTTGAGTTAAGCGACTCGTAACCAGACTCCAAATCCTCAACAGATTTGAAACGTCCTGCGTACCTTTGCTCCTTGGTTGCCGTTTCCTCTACCGCTGCGTTCTCAAGTTCTTCAACTTGCGCTGGTTGTGGTTCTGGCTCGGACTGTGCGTTATCCTTTACAGGCGCATCCTTTTCCAAGATATTTACCAATGCCATTCTACTGCTCCTTTGTTTAGCTTCAGATACAGACCAATCCCGATCTGTCTAAAGCCTGTTTGAAAGATGTCCTATCAACTACCTTTGCCCGTTCTTTTGGAGGGAGCATAAATTTCATCTCGTCTAAATAGGTCGGCTCGACCCTTTCTATCTTGCAAGAAACAATGCGGCTCATAACCTCATCGCAAATCTTGCATGAAACTTTTTTATTTCTGTTGGCAATTGTGAGAACCTTTTCTTCACTATTCCCGCATTCACACTTAAACTCATACAAGGGCATTACTTAATGCTCCAGCCATCAACCTCTTGCGGATTGCATTACCAATAGTGTTTACATGCTTTCCCAGGAACTCAGATACTTGTTTTCTGGTTTCAAATTCCTTAGTCACACCATCTTTTGTAATCTCGACACCTGCCTTCTCTTCAGTGGCCTTGGCAACAGGAACTTCCTGTTTTTTGGTATCAGCGTTCACTACTGCTTTTTCCATACAGAAAACACAAACACCATTCGCGCCTAGATCCTTTACGTTATTGAGGGTGTTGCACTTCTTGCATCTGTCTAATATTGGCATTTTTAATAACCTTGTGGTTGCGGGACATTTTCAGCGTCTGCTTCTGTCCCTTGATATGCCCTTGGTGCCACGGGCTGTGCTTCTTCTGTTTGGTTACTGCTCTCAGTCTGAGCTTCAGCCAGAACACTCTTTAATTGCAATGCAAGCTCTTCCGGTAATCCAGCCTGGACAAGAAGTGTCAGGGCCTGGTCAAGTTGGTTTTCCGCTGTACGCTCCAGAACCTGCTTCATCTTTGGATAATTCAAGTCTTCAAGAAGAGCTTGCTGGTCTATTGCACCTTTCTCATACAACCCTACTGACCGCTCTTGCCTCTGCGCCTGTGTCTGGATCTGTGTTGATCCTGATTGAACAACATAGTTAAAGTCATCACCAGCAGTGTCTGTGCCTTTGAAAGTAAATGTTTCGCCTTCCACTTCAATTGTCTCTGGAATATGACCGTGCATCTGATAGAGAGCTATTGCACAATTGCCACGGGCCTCTATTAGTTTTTCAACCGCATCAATCTTGTGCTGAATAAGGACAGCGTTCTTTTCCTGAAGGGCAACAATTGCTGATGCAGCAACTATTCCATTAGGTGATTCGCCACGATCCGCATCTTGGACAGCATATATCCTGTCGTGAAGCTCAATCATCAAATTAATCAGATTGAAGTAACTACTTGGCAGGTTCGGCAGTGGAACGAATTTAACCTGATCAACATCTGAATCAGGGAAAAGAACCAAACCAGGCTTATTTGACAACTGACTACGTTTAATGCCAGTTCTCTTGCCAATAACCATCACCCCATAAGCTGACCTCTGGTGATATGCAATTGCCATAGAAAGCAGTTCTTCTACCTTTACAGCCAGTTCGTAAGTCTGATCTAATGCGGAGAATCCCCATATTGAGCTTGTATCTTCATATGAGTTTGCTTTGAAAAAGGGCAACCTCTGAAACAGATAGTTCGTCTTATATTTCGATTCTTCAAAGGCCCAGTTGATATTTGGGTTCTTTCTATCATCGAGTACAACTTTTCCAGCGTTGCAAATAGTGATACAACGGACACCACCGGGGTAAATCGGCTTACAATCACACTGTGAGTTATCCCGTACCCATATCTCTATCTCAAGAGCTTGATCTGTTGTCTGGTTCGTCTGGTTGACTCTGTTTGCATATGTCCTGCCGCCAGACTCATAAACGGTACTAACTGTCCCACCTGACGTTTGAACGGGCATGTGTTCTTCCCTGTCCATTCCAAGGTCGTAATAGTAGTCATCTGAAGAGATGTCTTCCTTGTCGTACTTCTTCTTCAACGCTCCTACTGGCTGCGGGTTCGCATGACATACATACGGACAGTCAAGTGAGATATCTTCCCAATATCCAGGGGCGGGAAAGAAAGCATATGGATCAATTATTGTCGTGTCAGGGCTATTTGTCTTAGCGTTCCAGTAGGGTTTCTCAATTGTTATCCCGTACACTTCATTATTAATGTCAGAGGCCCTTAACTTCTGGTGCTGCCGTGTCTCTATCCACCATTTTTCGAGTTTCTTTGTTGCTATCTTTGCTCTATCACCGCCTTTCCCGGTTAAATCAGCAACCTCAGCGATAGGATCACGGTTTACAATGTTTGCAACCGTCCTAATTACATTTGCAAAGAACAGATTAACAGTAGCCTTGGTTGACTTTTGAGTGTTTCTGTCCCAATGGTTTCCTTTAAAAAACTTATAATTCTTTGACCACAGGCTAGGTTTGCTCAACCGCTCCTTCTCGGCCTTTGATTGCAGATAAAGGTCATAAGCAAAAGGGCCAACGTCTTCATGTCCAGCAGGAGGGAGGTTAGACAATGACCACTTCTCATGCTTTTTCTTCTCAAACGCTGTCGGCTTCGACGTATCAACAGTGCCTGGAATTTTAGATGTAATAGCCATTTGCTCTCACTGGTTTCCTTACTGATGACTTAATTAATTTGTCTGTCACGATATCAGGGTATTGCTGACCGCATTCAGGACAGCATAAATTCGCACCTTGAGTGTATTTCTCTTCGCTGAAGGTTTCCCACATCATTTCTTTTACGTGAGGCAGCACCTCAAACATCTCGCCATTGGCAACTACATCAAACTTTGCCTTACCTGTAAGACGGTGAAATGCTCCTAAGCAGTGAGGGCATTCGTAAATAGGATATTCGTGGTGGGTCATTTATTTCTCCTCACTAGCAGCAACGTCTATTGCAGAAAGCACTTCTTCACTTGCCAAGCTATCAACAACAGAAGGGCCAACAACGGGAGAGGCAGAAAGCTCATTTGCAAATTGATCTGCAAACCTGTTTGCCTGTTCAAGCATAATATCTTCCTTGCCCTCAAAGGTGGTCACTGGCCTGTTGGGGATCTCCTCACTGTCGGGCTCCAGGCAAAAAGGGGTTTCGTCTTCTTTCTTCCCTGACTTAACCGTTACTTCCCCGTCTTCAATCTCAATTGTTATCGTTATCTTTGACAATTCCTAACCTTATTGTGATTTAGTTTGTAAAATGCTCCAGCCTGTTTACTGACTTAACTATGTAACTGTTATGATTTGTCTTTGTAATTTATAGAAATTTCTTTGTCTAACACGTTACGCCATGCAAAATGCTTCGTCGCTATCATTAATCCCTAAAACATCCCGCCAATCCTTCTCTGCCTGAGATAGAACAACGGCCTGTTTCTCGTGGCTGTCTGTGTGAATGATAAAGTCTGGATCTTCAACCCTTGCTAAACAGTCGAGCATATCGTCATGTGTTGATACAGGAAATTCCTGGTACTCATCGTGTATAAAGGAGTTCGTCAGGTTGATGCTGTTCCCTTGGTAGTCAGTCTTCACGCATATCTCAGGAAGAAACACTCGACCATCTTCAAACAGTGGCACTAAGCGCCTGATACGGTCTTCCTTGGCCATACTCCCACCAAGCTCAGTGATGTGAAAACGGTAATTCAATTCCCTCATCCTGTATTCAAAGTGCTCAATATCTGTCTGCATCCCGTACTTCTCATATCCGACAGCCACTGGGTTATACTTTTGATGCAACATAAACAAAGCATTTGACTTCTCCGTGAGCGATAGTCTGTCTCGTATCATGTCAATGATGTAGATATTTCCGTCATGGCCAACGCCAATAACCAGGAATACCGTGTAATCTGAGCTCTTCTTCTTTGCGCTTGCAGGATCACAGATGATGTAAACCGACATGTTGTTGAGATTGGTAGCGTCCCAATAGTTCAGCCACTCATCCTTGAAACCACTTACATCGTCACCGGATGGATCTTGCTGGTATAGTGCTGAAAAGTCCCTTGAGCCAACAACCCGCTTGATCTTCTTTAGTTCTTCAATCGGATACCAGGCATCCCACAAGGCTTCCCCTTGATCGTTGATTGCAGGGAAGTTCAACACCTCCCACTTATCGCCTGTTTCTTGTTCTTTGAGTAACCGTCCTACCAGATCGTCGTTGTGCCATCTGGTCTGGATTGCGATTATAGCGCCACCAGGCATCAAACGAGTGTAGAGTGTAGATGTATACCAATCCCAAACCTTGTTCCTGATCGTTACAGAGTTAGCGTCCTCACGGTTCTTCAGGGGATCATCAATAATTGCGATGTCTGCGCCTTTTCCTGTAATAGCACCACCAACACCAGCAGCAACGTAAACGCCCTTCTTACTAGTGTTCCAACGATTAGCAGCAGTAGAATCGCTACTCAACTCAACATCAGGGAATAGGGATGAAAACTCTTCTGATCTCACGATGTTTCTTACTTTACGCCCAAAGTCACTTGCCAGATCCGCACCGTATGAGCTTGTGATAATCTGTTTCTCAGGATTCTTACCGATAAACCACGATGGAAAAAACTCTGAAGAAAGTAAACTCTTAGAGTGTCTTGGGGGCATCGTGATTATCAGTCGTTTTATCTCTCCACGCTCAACAGCTTCAAGTTTCTCGCAAATCTCTGTATGGTGCCAGGACGGCTCAAAATTAGGCATCAGATAGTTGGCGTAGTCAATTAACGATACTCTCGCCTTACGCCTTCTCAGTAGCTCTGTTGCGGCCTCTTTCTTACTTGGCACCAGCAATCTCCTGTAATTGCTCGTCTGTCATTTGCGTAGTGCTTACTTCCATTTCAATACGTTGAGTTTCTTTCCTTTCGATAACATCATGTCTCGACAAGAGCAGGGTGGTAATCTTTGCGTTGAACGTTCCCGACAATCCTGAATTCTTCAACACCTGCACCTGTTTCCGCTTGATTTGACTAATGTTCTCTGAAAACTCTTGTTTATCCTTATGGCCTGCCCAATCATAAATAGTTGCTTCTGCTATTCCCAAGTGAAGCGCCAACCCTGTGATAGTGGGGATTACAATGCCTTTTTCTTCTTGCCAGTGATCAATGTAGTGCTCGCATTTCTTTAGCAGTTCTTTGGTGTATTTGGATGGCCTCCCACCTGGATGCTTTTTCACTTTGCTTGCTTTGCTTTTTTCACTTGCCATTTCGATACCCTGTCTATCAATTCAAGATGCTCATCTGCTTGTAAATCCGATCTATACAGAAACTCTGCTTCATCTGGCACACACGAAGGGCTTTTCAACTCATCCCTAAAACGTTCCCGTGTATTCGCCTCTTCCATATGCCCTAAACGCAAAAAACCCGACAGCTACACACAATGGCGTTGCTGTCGGGCTTAAATACTATGCTCCCCCTTGCGAGAGAGTGGTTTTAATGACCGAAGTATAAAAAATATTTAATTTGTATTATTATCCCACGAAAACACTGTATTGTCAACGATATTTCACTCTTTTGGCACCCCATCCACAAAACCCTCATCGGTGGATACTTTGACTCTGCTTATCCCTCCGTCCCGTAAGGCAAACGTAATCACAAACGTTCCTGAAAACTTTGACACTTTCAACCGAGACAACCGCTTTGATACGAAAACACCAGCACGCTCCACGATACTTCTTCTAGTCACTACACTGCTCACCGCTTCACCTCGCTAACCTTTTTCTTACAATCACTGCACAGTCCCGTCTTTGCCTTACAGCCACATCCAGAACAAACATTTTGATTCTCTCTGAAGATCCGATCATAATTATCTCTTCCCTTTTCCGTGGATCTGTGACAATTCGCTGAACCCTTCACTCGCCTACCTCCGACCAAGCACATCTTTAACATCCTTCCGCTCTTCCTTTTCATGCTCAACCCCGGCAAGAAAACCCAGTTTAAAATCCTTGTAGATTGGCGGGATTATCTCAGCTTTAATATTGCCCCATCTTGCGGCCCAGGCTTTTGCTATTGCTTTGGTTGTTTCGGTTTTCATCGAGTCTCCCGCCCGTGGGATTGCGGCTGTTTTGATTGTTATTTTGCTCTGCTCTTACTGGTAATGCGTCTTACGCTTATAAAGGAGTTATCTTCCTGCTATCTCAAGGTTGCGTTTAAGTTTTCGTTCACGTTTTGCCTGCGCCTTAACCATCCTTTCATTGT